ATAAGGGTTATAGTAATGCTGTTGATGACATTTGTGTTAGGTTGTTTAAGAATGACCCAAGAATATTCTTTGAGTTTAACACACATGAAACACTTTATAACTCTATAAAAAGGGGCGATTTCTCTCTTAAAAGGTCAAACATTATACTTCATCATTGGGGTAAACTAACAATGAGTAAAAAAGCACCTTACTATTATAAGATTGCACTGGAAAGATTGAGGAGATATCCAGAAGATTATCAATCTTATTATTATTTGGGTGTAGCAGCAGATTTCATAGGTAAAATGGATGTAGCCTATGATGCATTTAAAAAAGGTTATGAAAAGTATAAAACCACTTATTATAAAATTCCACTTGAATTTGTGGAAAGAAAGAGGAGGATGTTAAATGGCAGAAGAAAAGTCAATTAGCCTTGAAACACTTCAAGAGCAGCAGAATCAGTTGTCAGAGGCAGTAACTCAGTTGACAACACAGAGGACACAGTTGGAAGAACAGTTATCATCTGTACGTAATCAGTTGGCAACTAATATTGGTGCATTGCAGTATGCCAATGCTCTTATTCAGAGTTTGGGTGGAGAAGAGTTGGCAGACCCCACTGATGTTGGTGGAGATCCTGCAGAAACAGAAACACTAGAAGTAGAAGATGCAGGTGAGGAAGTAACTTTGTAATGTAAAACGCTCCATCTATGATGTTTTGTCATTTTTTTGTTTGATATTTATTTTAGGAGTTTTATAGGTTATTTTGTAATTGTTAAAAGTTTAACTCTCTTTAGAACAAAAAAACTATGTATACCTTCTTATAGAAGTATATGCTTTTTAACATCATAGATGGAGAAAATAGATGGCCGAAGTGTTTGTCTCGCCCGGCGTCTATACACAGGAAATTGATGATACATTTGTACCTGCTGGTGCTGGTACAATTGGAGCTGCTCTTATTGGGCGCACTGCATCTGGACCTGCGTTTAGACCTACAAGGGTAAATAACTTTAATGAATTTCGTACTGTATTCGGTGGCTTGGATGATACAAAATACATGCCCTATGCAGCACGCTCTTATCTGAGAAATGGCTCACCACTCACAGTTGTTCGTGTCCTTGGTAAAAGCACACAGAGCACTGGTCAGATTGGTGTCATTGCTTTCCCCGCAGAAAATCAAACTTCTGTTTCAGCTATCAGTGCTTCTAACATTGCTTTGGCTGTCATCAGAAGACGCTCATCAACAACTCCTAGTGGCACACAGGGTGACATTCAGCTAAGTGGTACTTATAACAACTTTGCTTTGTCTGCTGGTGACGAGGTTGTTGCTGGTCTATCATTGGTTGAGTCTGATGGTAACTACATCAAGAAGGTCTTGGGTACTAACCCCATTGAGGCCAACTCTGGTGATAAGCTACAGGCTTTTTATGTTGACTCCGTATTCAACTATGGATCTGCATTAGGTACAGTTAGTGCCGATAATGATACACCTGGCAACGTACGTTATGCTACTATTACTGCTGATGGCGATATGTTTCAAGAAGTGGTTGGTGGTTTCTCTGAAGCCTCTACACCTTCTATCGTTTCACAAAACTTTGCTGGTACTGTTCACCCACTATTCAAGATTCACACATTGGGTGATGGTAACACAACAAACAATAAATACAAGATTTCTATTAGTAATGTTGACATTGCTACTTCATCAACTTCATTTCCTAAGTTTACTGTTTCAGTTAGACAGGCAAATGACACCGATGAAAACCCAATCGTATTAGAAAACTTTACTGATGTAAACCTTGACCCAAATAGTAGACAATACATTGCTCGTGTAATCGGTGATAGAAGAACTCAATTTGACCTATCACAAGACCCACCCGAAGTATTGTATAACGGTGACTTCCCCAATAAGTCACAGTATATTAGAGTGTTCATGCACGCTGCTGCTCCAGCCGCTGCAAGACCTGCTGGTTTCCAAGGTGTATCAAGTTTTGCCGTAACAACAGAAGCACAAGGTAGTGTTTCAGCTGCGGCCTTGCCACTGAAACTAAATCAGCTAAACTCAATCAATGCTGTTGATGGTCGTATCTTTGTTGGCCCTAACTTTGACTCAACAGGTTTCGGTGACCGACTTAGAAAGACCGTTACATCTGCCTCTGGTGATTCAGCAAGTGATAACGGTGTGTTGTTATACGCTGCAAACGCTGATTATCCTGGCAGTGCTGGTGTTACTAACTACACAGCTATTGATATGTTGGGTAGTAGCTCTGGTAACTTCTCAACAACAAACAAGGTAAGATTTAGTGTGCCTATGTTTGGTGGTTGGGATGGATTTGACCCAAGAAAGAATCAGTTGGAAACAGAAGTTTCATCAGGCACAGATACATTGTCTGGCGACTTCAACACTGCCATCAAGGTGCTTTCTAACCCCGATGAAGTTGACTTCAACCTTGTCGCTATGCCAGGCATTCACTCTTCTGCTGGTGGTGCTCTTACAGACCGTCTAGTTGATATGTGTGCTAATCGTGCTGATGCTTTTGCTCTTATTGATATTGCAAACACAACAGCAACAGGAGCTGGTTTGGGTCTTTCAGTTGCTAACGCTGAAACAGAGTCACTAAAATACAACTCAAACTATGGTGCTACTTACTATCCTTGGGTTCGTATCAACGATGTAGATAACAACAAACTAGTTTGGGTACCACCAAGTGTTGCAGTTATGGGTGCTTATGCATTCAACGATAGAGTTGCACAACCTTGGTTTGCACCTGCTGGTTTCAATCGTGGTGGTTTGGATGAAGTATTGGAAGTTAGAAGAAGATTGACACAATCTCAGCGTGACACTCTTTATAACACCAACGTCAACCCAATCGCTACATTTCCTGGCCAAGGTATCGTTATCTTCGGTCAGAAGACACTACAGAGAAAACAGTCAGTACTTGATAGAGTCAACGTACGCCGCATGATGATTGAAGTACGTAAGACCATTGCAAGTTTCTCAAGACTCTTTATCTTTGAGCCTAACACAGTTGCTACAAGAGAAAGACTTTTGACACAGGTCAATGACTATCTGTCCAGTGTACAGGCAGCAAACGGTATTAACGAGTTTAGAGCGGTATTGGATGAAACCACTACTACACCAGACTTGATTGATAGAAACATTATCAAGGGTAAGATTTTCTTGAAGCCCACCACAGCTGCTGAAATTGTTATCTTTGACTTTACTGTCACACCTAACGGTGCTGCTTTTAGTGAGTAAAAAATAACTTATGACAGGGTGGAGTGTTATCTCCACCTTGTTATATTTTTTACTTTTAGTGTATTTATTGTAGGAAGTTTATTAAAATTAAATGAAGATGGAGAACAAGGATGCCACAGCCATTTGAAGTAAACGCAATGTTGGCTGATACATTTGAACCAAAAAGACAAAATAGATTTTTGTTTCAATTTACTGATGATACATTACCAGCATACATTGCAAGAACGGCTTCTAGACCCTCTTTTACACAGGAAACGATTACCATTGACTATCTAAACTCAAAGAGATATCTCGCTGGTAAGTTTGAGTGGAATACAATGACACTCGGTTTACATGACCCAATCGCACCATCTGCTGCTCAAAAGGTAATGGAATGGGCACGTTTGGCTCACGAAACAATTTCTGGTAGAGATGGTTATGCAGCTTTTTATAAGAAGAATTTTAATCTTATAGCACTTGACCCCGTTGGTGCAGCAGTTGAAAAATGGGAAATTAGAGGTGCATTTATTACAGACGCAACATTCGGTGACTATGACATGACTTCTGGTGAAGTTATGAATATTGACCTAACAATTCGTATGGATGAATGTATCCTAAGATACTAAAAACGCAATAAGGTTTCAAAGGACAATAACATATGTCAGAAGTTAATGTAGATTTGAAGGAAACTGACGATTCTGCAAAAGAAGTTTTGACGCCTGAAGAAATGGCAGGTATAGAACGAGCACAAAAGATGGGGAGAACGGCTAACGAAACTTCTCCATTTAGAATACCAACAGAGTTTGTACCACTTCCCTCTTTTGGCTTGGTCTACCCACCCAACTCGCCATTACACAATGTAAAAGAGATTGAATTGCGCTACATGACAGCGGCCGATGAAGACATTTTGACTTCAAGGTCGTTGTTGCGTAGTGGTAAGGCAATTGACACTGTTTTACAGAATTGTATCGTAGATAAAAGAATTGATGCCGAACAACTTATTTCTGGTGATAAAAACGCTCTTGTTACATTTCTTAGAGTTAGTGGTTATGGGCCAGAGTATAAGGTAGAAATCAACTGTCCATCTTGTGGTGAAGAATCAAAACATGAGTTTGATTTGAG